TCTACAGCAATAACAGATGCATGCGCTATCTTCTTGAACTTTGGTTCCCTACCTGATAATGTTAAACGTGTGTGTGTTAATATGGCTTTTAACATCGGACGTTCTAGACTATCTAAGTTTAAGAATATGATTCGTTATGTTAATGAAGGTAACTTCTTAATGGCAGCGAATGAAATGATTAACAGCAAATGGTATACTCAAGTAGGCAATCGCAGTAAAGAACTTGTAGATATTATGAAGGATGCCAAAGCTTAATGGCAGAACTTAATGTTCAACTCCTTCCTTGGCAACAAGAAGTCTTTGAAGATCCTACTCGATTTAAAATTGTAGCAGCAGGACGGCGTACTGGTAAGTCTCGTCTTGCAGCATGGATGCTTGTTATCTACGCACTACAAGCACAGCGTGGACATGTATTTTACGTAGCTCCTACACAAGGACAGGCTAGAGATATTATGTGGACTACGCTGCTTGAGATTGCTCATCCAGTTATTAAAGCTTCCCATATTAACAATCTGCAAATCACTTTGATTAATGGCGCAATTATTTCATTGAAAGGTGCTGATAGACCAGAGACAATGCGTGGTGTCTCTTTGAAGTTCCTAGTCATGGACGAATATGCAGACATGAAGCCTAGTGTGTGGGAACAAATTTTGCGTCCTGCACTTGCTGACCAGAAGGGTGAAGCCATGTTTATTGGCACACCGATGGGAAGGAACCACTTCTACGATTTGTTTCACTACGCAGAACTAGGTGACGATGACAGCTACAAAGCATGGCACTTTACATCCTACGATAACCCACTACTAGACCCTGAAGAAATTGACACAGCTAAGAAGTCAATGTCATCCTACGCATTCCGGCAGGAATTTATGGCATCCTTTGAAGCTATGGGTTCTGAAATTTTTAAAGAAGACTGGGTTATCTTTGATGACGAAGAGCCTGAAATCGGAGACTACTACATTTCAGTTGACCTTGCAGGCTTTGCTGACGTAGAGAATGCAAGCAAGTCTAAGAGTAAAAAGCTAGACCAAACAGCGATATCAATTGTCAAAGTTAATGAGCATGGTTGGTGGGTAGCTGATATTATTCACGGACGTTGGGATGTTAAAAAGACTGCACGTAAAATATTTGAAGCAGTTTACTACTACGAACCTTTGGCAGTAGGTATTGAAAAAGGTGCATTGAAGAATGCGGTACTCCCTTACCTAACTGACTTAATGAAATCAAACCAGTCTTTCTTTCGTGTTGAAGAATTAACACACGGTAATAAGAAAAAAGTGGATCGTATTGTATGGGCATTACAAGGACGGTTTGAGCATGGTCAGATTGTACTTAATGAAGGGGATTGGAATGCTGAGTTCTTGGATGAACTATTCCAGTTTCCTAACGCATTAGTGCATGACGATTTAATTGACTCCTTAGCATACATTGACCAAATGGCTAAAGTCGCATACCACTATGACTTTGAAGAAGATGACTTTGAAATACTTGACCCTGTAGCAGGATATTAAAATGGACTACGATCAGAACTTTGATAACGAACAATTTCTTGAGCAATGGGTTATGCATAAGTGTAACCAATGGCGTGACCATTATGAAGCAAACTATCAAGAAAAGTTTGACGAATACTACCGACTTTGGCGTGGTATATGGGCTGAAGAAGATTCAATGCGAGCCTCTGAACGATCACGAATTATTTCCCCTGCACTACAGCAAGCAGTTGAGTCTGCTGTAGCAGAAGTAGAGGAAGCTACATTTGGTCGTGGTAAATGGTTTGACATTAAAGATGATTTAATGGATCAACAACCACAAGACATTCAGTTTTTACGTAATCAGTTAGATGAAGATTTTAAATTTGTTTCTGCTAGAAAGTCTATCGCTGAGGCTGTGCTTAATGCTGCAGTTTTTGGTACTGGTATAGCTGAGATTGTAGCTGAAGAAGAAGTAGAATTAACACCTGCTACTCAACCAATCATGGAAGGAGCAATGCAGGCTGTTGGTGTAATGGCTAAAGCACGTACATTATTTAAAGTAAAGCCTGTTTTACCACAAAACTTCTTAATTGATCCTGTAGCTACCACAGTTAAAGAAGCACTTGGTGTTGCAATTGATGAATATGTTCCTTTACACCAAGTACATATTGCACAGGAGAATGGTATTTATGATCCTGATGTAGAAGTAGGGACAGATGCGGTAGACAGTGACTTAGAACCTGACCAAGATCTTACTTACTATACAGATGACAAAGTACGTTTAACTAAATACTATGGGTTAGTACCACGTGATTTGTTTAATTCTGCTAAAACATCTGATGAGGATGAAGAAACATCAGAAGATGAGAATCAATCAGAGTATGTCGAAGCTATTGTTGTAATTGCAAATGGTGGAACTCTTCTTAAAGCAGAAGAAAATCCCTATATGATGGGAGATCGCCCTGTTATTGCTTTCCCTTGGGACATTGTACCCGGCAGATTTTGGGGTCGTGGTATTTGTGAGAAAGGGTATAACGCACAAAAAGCTCTTGATACAGAACTGCGAGCACGTATTGATGCTTTGGCATTAACTGTACACCCAATGATGGCTGTAGATGCTTCTCGTTTACCTCGTGGTGCTAAACTAGAAGTACGTCCGGGCAAAGCAATCTTAACAAATGGCAACCCTGCAGAAATTTTACAACCATTTAACTTTGGTCAGCTTGATCCGACTACCTTTAATCAATCAGCTACACTACAACAAATGGTTCAGATGGCTACAGGTGCAATTGATGCCGCAGGTATTCCCGGTTCTATCAATGGAGATAGCACTGCCGCAGGTATTTCAATGTCTCTTGGCGCAATTATTAAACGACATAAACGTACATTGATTAACTTCCAAGAATCTTTCTTGATTCCTATGGTTGAGAAGGTAGCTTATCGTTATATGCAGTTTGATCCTGAGCGTTATCCTGCTAAAGACTTTAAGTTTACTGCTTCATCTTCTCTTGGTATTATTGCACGTGAGTACGAAGTAACACAGCTTGTACAGTTGTTACAAACAATGTCACCTGAGTCGCCAATGTATCCAATGTTGATTGAATCCATTGTTGACAACATGAACTTGTCTAACCGTGAACAAATTATTCAAGGATTACGTCAAGTTAATCAGCCTAATCCACAACAACAACAAATGCAAATGCAAGCAGCGCAACTTGAAATGGCTAAACAACAGGCAACTCTTGAAAATGTACAAGCGCAGACTACAGAAATTATGTCACGTGTGCAGCAAAACTCTGTTGAAACTGAATTGCTACCAGTCGAAGCAGAAACTGATCGCTTAGCAGCTTTATTAAAGCACATGGGTAAAGATCCTACTGAAGTAGACTTTGAACGTAGAGCAAAACTTGCTGAGCTTTTACTTAAAGAGCGTGAACTTGAAACTAAAGAAGACATTGTAACAATGCAAATGAGGAAATAAAAATATGGTAGTAACTAAAAAAGAGTTCCAAGATGTTCTTGAGCAAATTAATGGCATTTTGACAAAACTTGATGAAAGACTAAAGCAGTTAGAAGAAAAACCAAAGGCTAGTCCGAAGAAACCTACAACAAAAACTGCCGAAGAGTCTTGACTTTTAGTTAAAAGTATGCTATAATATTTGTATAGATTAAACCAAAGCACCAAAAGGAGAATGCTTTGACCCAAGAAGAAGAGAAATACTACGAACATTACTTTGATATTTTTTCTACAGATGGTTGGAAACAGTTTGTAGAAGAAATTAAAGAAATCCTTGAAGCACATCGTATTGAAGATATCAGGGATGAAAAACAATTAGCGTACACCAAAGGTGAGCGAGCAGCTTTTCACAAAGTAATACACTTTGAACCTGCTATCCGCAATGCCTATGATCTAATTCGAGAGCGTGAAGATGCTTAAACGATATGATTATCGGTGTACTAAATGCAATGCAGTAGAAGAACATTGGAATGAATCTTCTGAATCTGACTTTGCAACATGCCACATCTGTGGTGAAACAGCAGAACGGATAATCTCTCCGATCCGAACACATTTCGTTGGTCATGGTTGGCCGGATAAAGACGATAAGTGGGCTAAGGATCATGAGAGAGCCGGTCGTAAATAGTAATCCATAATTGCTACGGCAACGGAGTTTAACAATATGGCACAATTTATTGATCCGAAACCCAAAGATCTAGAAGAAGGCGAAGAGTTCGCTAACATTGAAGACGAAGCAGTAGTTGAAGAACCTACTGAACAACTTGAAGAGTCTCCTGAACAGGAACAAGCTCAGACAGTTGATGACGAAATACCTGATAAGTATCAAGGCAAAGATATCAAAGATATCGTGCGAATGCATCAG